CACGAAACCTGACGGCCCCCGTTTCGACACGCCCGATGATGAGCTGCTGTCCAAAACAGACGCATGGGACAAGCTGCTAGACAGTCACTGGTCAACGTGGCGGACGGAAGCCCGCGTCTGCTATGATTTCGTGGCCGGTCGTCAGTGGTCGGTGGATGAGAAAGCGCAATTTGAGGAAGACGGACGCATCATGGCGAGCGTCAACCGCATCGAGACCACGATTGACGCGGTGACGGGCGCGGAGATCATGGGCAGGCAGGAAGTTACGTATCTGCCTCGCACGGTGGATGACACCGGAGCGACCGATGTTCTGTCCCAGGGCGCGCAATACGTCCGCCAATCCTGCGATGCGGAGGACGAGGAAAGCGACGCCTTCCGCGATTGCCTGATCTGCGGAGTTGGCTGGACCGAAAGCCGCCCGGACTATTCCGAAGAACTAGACGGCAAGATCGTCATTGACCGCGTTGACCCAATGGAAATGACGGTTGACCCGTCGTCTCGCAAGTCGAACTTCGCCGACAAGCGTTATCTGCGCCGTGAGATCAAGATGAGCCGGGAGGAGGCAGAGCACGCCTTCCCGAACATTGAGGATTTTGATGGCGTGGATGGTGCCGATGCTCGCCAACCGACCATCGTTGACCCGCAAGTCCGCTACAAGAACGGCGAGGTTGAGGAGGCGGAAGACGAGGTTATCGTCAGGGAATACCAATGGTTCGATGAGGAGCCGATCCTTCGCGCCTCCATTGAAGGCCAGACGATTGAGGTTCCTGAAGAGGCTTATGAGGAACTGATTCAGCTTGGCGTGACCGTCGTTCGTCAGAAGCGCCGCATCTATTACCGCGCCTTCAAGGCTGGCGGGCGCATGTATGACGTCGAAAAGCTGGAATGCGAGGACTTCACCTACAAGGCTATCACCGGCAAGCGGGATCGCAACAAGAACACCTGGTATGGTCTGGTCCGTCCGATGATGGACCCGCAACGTTTCGCCAATACGGCTTACTCTGCGGCTATCAATCATTATCGTGACACGTCCAAGGGCGGAATCATGATGGAGGCGGGCGCGGTCGAGGACGTGCGTTCGTTTGAGGATTCATGGGCGCAAGCCGATAAGGTCACATGGGTTGAGGACGGGACGCTTTCTGGTCCGAACGGCCCTCGCTTCACCGCCAAGCCAACTAGCAATGTCCCGCCTGCCCTGCCGCTCATTCTGGAAACGGCAATCAATGGCATTCAGGACGCCACGGGGATCAACAAGGAAATCCTTGGCATGGCGGATCGTCAGCAAGCGGGGGTGCTGGAGCATCAACGCAAGCAGGCGGCTTACGGGATTCTGTCGTCCTTCTTCAACTCGGTCCGCCGCTATCGCAAGATGCAAGGGCGGCTGCTTCTGAAGCTCATGAAGCTTTATCTTCCCGAAGGCACGCTGGTTCGCATCGTTGGGGATGACGGAGAAGCGAGATACGTCCCGATGGCCTATAACGATGACGTCATGAAATACGACGTGATCGTGGACGAAAGCCCGTCGTCTCCAAACCAGAAGGAACGCACGTTCGCTATCCTCACTCAGTTCCAGGGGCTGCTTAAGGATGCATCGCCTGAAATGCTGGCTGAGTTGGTTCGTTACTCGCCCTTGCCTGCCAATGTCGCGGAGAAAATCGCTGGGATGCTGGTTGCCCCGCCTGATCCGGCGCAGCAGCAGATCGCTCAGCAAGCCATGCAGCTTGAACAGGCTGGCGCGGTGGCGGAAGTCGAAAAGACCACGGCAGAGGCCCAGCGCGCGCGGGCCGATGCACAAAAGACCGAGATGGAGGCCGCGCGAGACTTGACCGAAACCATGTTCAATCAGGCGGCGCAACAGGCGCTCGTCAATACCGGAGCCGTGAATGTCTGACGTGCAAATCGAGACTGCCGAAAGCGACGACGCTGCGTTTGAAGCCGAACGCGAAGCCGCCCGCATTGAGCAATCCGCGCCTATCGAGGATGAAGCCGAACAGGTCGAGGAGCCAAGCCAATCTGACCCAGAGCGCGAACGGCTGGAGAAACTTGCCCGCGACAAGGACGGCATGGCGAGAGCGGAACGACAGAAGCGTCGGGATGCTGAAGCCCGCGCTGCGGCTTTGGAAGCCCGTCTGGCGGCGCTTGAAAGCAAGAACACGCCTTCGGATGACATCGACTTTGCGTCGCTTCCTGCCGTGGACCAGGACCCGCTAGCCAATATCGAGGCAATGCGGAAGCTGGCCGAACGCATGGCCAAACAGCAGCAGGAAGGCCAGCAACAGACGGAACAGCAACGCCAGTTTCAGACGCTGAATACGCAGCTTCAGTCCTATGAGGCGGATTTCCGCACGGATAACCCGGACTACGACGCCGCCGCCGCTCACTTCCGCCAGTCTCGCCAGCAAGAGCTAGAGGAAATGGGTTATTCCGGCGATGAACTCATGGCCACACTGACGAATGACCTCGTTGGACTTGCCCTTCGCACCATGAAGGCGGGCAAAGACCCGGCAGAGGTGGTGTATAATCTTGCAAAGAAGCGGGGTTTCGGGGGCGAAACTTCCAAGGAACAGCCAAAGCCGGTTGACAACAAACCCAATCCCCTGCAAGCTGTCGAGCGAGGCCAGAAAGCTGCGAAGTCGCTTTCGGCTGTCGGTTCCAAGTCAGGTGACGGGGAGCTGTCGGTTGAAGCGGTGATGAAGCTGGAAGGCGCGGCCTTTGATCAGGCGAGAGAGAAGCTCAAGCGTCAAGCGATGGGCGGATCGGCTGGCTGGAGGCACTAACGCCTGATCCCCGGCAAGGATCGGACCCACGGCGGGTTTGAAGCCGTTCGGAGGCTCCCACGGGACGGGATGCGTAACAGCATTTCCCCTTATCCTATGGAGAGCCCCGAATGGCCCTTACTTCCTATGGCGTTAATGCGCCCGAAGTCGTCAAGCTGTGGTCGAAAACCCTCGCCCGCGAAGCTCTGAAGGCGACTCAAATCCAGTATTTCATCGGCGAAAGCGCAAGCTCGCTGGTGCAAGAAAAGACCGACTTCAAGAAGTCTGCCGGTGACCGCCTGACCATGACGCTGCGTATGCAGCTGACCGGCGATGGTGTCCTCGGTGATGGCACGCTTGAAGGCAACGAAGAGCGTCTGACTACCTACACCGACAACCTGCTGATCGATCAGCTTCGCCACGCCGTTCGCTCGGCTGGCAAGATGACCGAGCAGCGCATTCCCTGGTCGATCCGCGAGGAAGCCAAGGATGGTCTGGTTGATTGGTGGGCTGGTCGCATGGACACCGCCTTCTTTAATCAACTGTGCGGTTACACGCCGGAAACGCGGCTTGCGTTCACCGGCAGCAACGCCGTTCTGGCTCCGACCAATGTCGTCCGTCCGAATGCGCGTGCCAACGATGAATCGCTGACCACGGGCGATGAGTTCACCCTGCAACTGATCGACACGGCTGTTGCCCGCGCCAAGCTGGCCACTCCGGTCCTGCGTCCGCTGAAGATCGGCGGCAAGGACAAGTATGTGATGTTCCTGCACACCAATCAGGTGACGCAGCTTCGCACGAACACGGCTGCGGGTCAGTGGCTAGACATCCAGAAGGCAGCGACGACCGGCGACGGCTCGCGCGACAACCCGATCTTTACGGGTGCGCTGGGTGAATACAACGGCGTGATCCTGCATGAATCGACCCGCATCACCAATGGCGTGAACTCGTCCACGGGTGCTGTGGATACGGACGTGCGTCGCGCGGTTCTCTGCGGCGCTCAGGCGGCTGTCATCGGCTTTGGTGGCGGCATGTCGTTTGGCGGCTGGGACTGGAACGAAGAACTGTTCGACTACGGCAATCAGCTTGGCGTCGAAGCGGGCTGCATCTTCGGTCTGAAGGCCTCTCGCTTCAACTCTGCCGACTTCGCCAAAATCGGCGTTCACACCTTCACCTCGTAAGGAGCGAGTCTTATGCCCGTTACTGCCCGTCAAAACGCGACCCAACAGGTCCACTACATCCGCTACAACTTCGCCTTCAACACTGTCGGGGCTACGGCCATCCAGCAGTCGATGGGCGCGGCTGTTCCTGCGGGTGCGCAGATCGTCGGCATCACCATTGCCATTCCGACCGCGTTCAACGCTGGCACCACCAACACCCTTGATGTCGGCACGGCAGCGGCCCCTACGGCCCTGATCTCTGCCGCCGCCCTGGGTTCGGCTGCCATTTCGTTGAACCAATCGGCGACCCTGCAAGGCCAGCTTTCGGCCTCGGCTGACACTGAACTATTCGTCCGCTACAACTTCACCGGCACCACTCCCACTACGGGCGCGGCGACCGTTGTCGTGGCTTACGTGCCGAATATCTAAGTGGCGACGCTCGGCGAACTGCGCAGCCGGATCGTCCTGGAGTGCGTTCGTGATGACCTCACGGACGCACCTTCCAGCGATCCTACAGCCGTGTCCACGGACACGCTTAATCAGGCTATCGCACGAGCTATCGAGTATTTTGCCGACAAGCGGTTCTTCTTCAACGAAAGCCGCGTGACGAACTCGACCACGGGAGGGAGCGAATACGTTACCCTCCCGACTGGTCTGCGGTTCCTTGATCTTCTGTCTGTCACGGTGGGGTCCAATCGCTACCCCCTGACCATGCGAGACTATGCATGGACCGAACAGATGCTCGGCTATGGCCCGACGAACGGCCAGCCGACTGACTTCTCTATTTCCGGGACGCAAGTGCGTCTCTACCCGGCCCCGAACATTGCCTATACCCTGACGTGGCTTGGCGTGTTCGATGTGACGCCTGCACTGGATTACACAAGCGACGCCTCGTCCAACGCATGGACGACCTACGGCGAGGACTTGATCGCAGCGCGGGCAAGAATGCTCCTGATGCGCGACAACTTCCGCGATCCTGAGGGCGCAACGCTTGCTGGCCTCGCTGAGAAAGAGGCCCTTGACAACCTGCGAGGCTTCACCGCTCGCCGTATCGGCACGGGCAGCGTGAGGGCGTCATGGTAGCCCTTAGAGAACCCGGAATCCCCGAATGGGCGCAACGTCTCCTTCTGAGGCTTGATGGGCTGTATGCGCCGCGTGTGCCGCGCTCGCCCGTTCCGCTTCCTGCCTATGCAACGGCAGACCTTCCGCCAGCATCCAAATACCCTAACACCATTGCGATTGACACAACGCTGGGTCAAATCGTGTATAGCGACGGGAGCGCGTGGTTGTAATGCCAAGTTCGCCGGACCCATTACTGCTTCTTGAGCTTCAAGCCGCCGGGGAGAATCTAAACACCTGGGGCGCGCCTAAGCTGAATACTGTTATCAGCAACCTTGCTGAAGCAGTAGCAGGGACGCTTTCCTTTGCGCTGTCGGGGTCCAAAACCTTGACGTCCGCGAACTATGTCCAGAACGAAGCCCGCTATGCCGTTCTGCGCATTACGTCGGGAACGGGCGGGACGGTCACGATCCCCGCGCGGAGCAAGATTTATCTCGTCTCAAACGGTGCCTCTGGCGTCGTGATCCTGACGGCTGGCGGCGTGACGGCTTCTGTCCCCGCTGGAATTACGGCATGGGTCTATTGCAACGGGACGGACTGCCTCCGAATCCTGGCAACGGACTTCAACAATCAGCGCGGGACGAACGCGGCTGATCCGGTCAACCCGCAAGACCTTTCGACCAAGGCTTATGTCGATGCCACGGCCTTTGCCACGCAGGCGGGGGATTATCCGGGGCTAGGCGGTAACAAGCGCAAGGCCCTGACTGTCAATGACGCCGAGACGGCCCCTGAATGGGAATACGCCTATCTCGCGCCGATCACGAACATTGCCACGACCTATACCGCATCGAACGGGGATCGCATCGCGGCAAATACCGGAGGTGGGTCTTTCACAATCACCCTGCCTGCCTCTCCGATTGCTGGCGACCGTGTGACGATTTTCGATGGCAACTCGACTGCCACGGCCTTCGGCTTTCAGGCCAACCCCCTGACGGTGGCGCGCAACGGCTCCACGATCAACGGCGTGGCTGACGACATCATCGTCAGGACGAAGGGCGCGACCTTCTCGCTGGCATACGACGGAACGACATGGAGAGTGTCCCTTGGCGGTTGATCTAACGGCTTTCCTTCCGCTTGGTGGCGGCGCAGGCGGTCAGCTTCTTGATCGTCAGGTCTATAACTCGTCCGGAACGTGGACGAAGCCTGCTGACTTCTCTGGCAACATTGCCGTGGGCGTCGGCAAGAGCGTTCGCATCTATGCCCTTGGCGGCGGTGGCGGCGGTCAGGCTGGCACTAGCGGCGCTTCTACGCCTCGCGGTGCGCCGGGTGCAGGTGGCGGTCTATCAGTCGCCGTTCTGTCGATCAGCCAGCTTTCGGCTACGGAAACCGTCACGATTGGTGCGGGCGGAACCGCAGGTGCAGCGTCGTTTGGCGTCGGCGGCACGGGCGGGACGACCATCTTCGGTCAACATTGCGCCGCGACTGGCGGCGTTGGTGGCGACAATCTAAGCAACCTTGCTGCGCCGGGCGGGTCGGGAACCTTCCCCGGCGGAACCACGTTGCAGTTGGTTGGGGCGAGTGGGGCGATGCCCTATCAGGGCGCTCCGTATGGCGGTCGCGCTGGTGTTCAAGGGTCTTCTGATCCGCTGGCGGGGCCGCCCTCGGTTGGCGTGATCGGCTACGCGGCGGGCGGCACGGCAGGCGTTAACAACGTGTCAACGCCCACGGCGGGCGGTGCGGGCTCTAGCCCGACCTATGGCCCCGGCGGCGGAGGAGGCGGCGGCGGAGGCGCAACGAGCGGCTCAGGCAATGGCGCGGCAGGCGGCGCTGGGGGTCGCGGCGCTGGCGGTGGCGGTGGCGGTGGCGGAACCACGGGTGGTGCCGGTGGCGCGGGTGGCAGCGGTCAAGTCATCGTGGAGGTCTGGGGATGAGATACGCCTGGATTGAAAACGGTCAGGTCGTGAATGTCATTGTCTGGGACGGCGAGACGGACCTGAGCCTGCCGGAAAACGTCACGCTGATCGACAGCGACGAGGCTGGACCCGGCTGGCGCTGGAACAACGAGGACGGCTTCATCGCACCGGAGCCGCCTCCCGAATGAACCAGCCGTTCGTCATCGCGCCGGGTCTCCAACTGGATGATTCTGCCTTCCTGACGCGCAACGCAT